AGGTTAGTGTAAAAAATACACTATAAAAACACTTAGTGTAAAAAATACGATAAGGTTAGTGTAAAAAAAACACTAAGTAAAAACTACCTTATAGCCTTATGACAGGCCCAGCAGTTTCAGGGAGATTTCGCAAAATATAAAAATTGTTTTTTAAAAAAATTTCTTATAACGACCCTAGCAGTTTCAACAGGCCTTATAGCCCTTATAGCAGACTCAGCAGACTCAGTTAGTCTTTAATATAAGTTTTGTATTTGATAATTTTGTTGATGATAGTTTGGTCAACACCATATCGTTTTGCAATTTGCTCTTGTGTATACAAGCCTTGCTCATATTCTATCCTTATCTTCTGAGCTTCCTCAAAAGTAAATTTTCTTTTAGAATAGCCACCACCTCGTCTATCCTTTCTTTCATAAACATTTACACTCATAGTTTACCGTTAAAATAATCTTTTATTACTTGTACTGTTTCATCAAAACCCTTAGTAACTGCAGCGTAGTAACCTACACTATTCAAATACTCTATCCAACCTTTTTGTTCTTTTGTTGCATATGACCTCTTATCTTTTTTTATCTCAAGGAACAGGCCATGATAACCCTTGTTATCCACCCCCCCCCTATCAACAGGCATACAAATCTGTAGGTCAGGAAAGCCTTTTACATAGCCAGTAGCCTTAGCCTTCACTGCTTGTTTGTAAGACGTTCTAATGCCACCTAAACTAGCACAGTAACGTGCTTTAGGATACTTTATCTGTAGATACTTTACTACGAGTTTTTGTACTTCTTCTTCTTGGTTTCGCAACTTTCTTTTTTTCTAATGCTTCTAACCTCTTCGTGACATCTCTGTTAAAATCCATAAATTCATTTATTTCATGAAACAAAATATCATGAGTAGAGTCACAATCATCTTCTAAATCTTTTATTCTCAAATTTAAATAAACAGAGTATAAAACAAGAACTATTGCTACAAAAGTTTCTATAATCATAATGTTAATAAATTGTATTACCATATTGACCTTCTATTTTTATCTCATCAAAAACAATATCAAGGTCTTTATGTTTGGTTTTTACTTTTCTAATAATCTTACTTCTAATCACTTCATCATTCTTTATCTGTTCTAATACATTTGTTGTGCAAAATGTATCTATATTACCATTACGATAATAACTAACAGAGCCTTTCTTTTTATATCTAAAGGCTATCATAACCCTATAGATAGGTTTAGGATTCATCTAGCTTAAGTCTTTCAAGTTCAAACTTCAGATGTGCTATAGCCTTTGTTATACACTCTTCAGCAGTGTCATGTTTACGCTGACAACGTAATAAATATGTGACAGCAGTGCCTAAATTATAAGTTAGCTCAAAGTCCTCTATAACCTTTCTAGCTTCGTACCCATGATACTTACCCTTGTAATAATTAGGTATATCATTCTCTGTATCTACTGGCATATTTCTGTCAAACTGGTAGTAATATTTATTGTGATTTGTCATCTTTATTTTTTTTAGTTAATTCTTTAGTTGTTTCTTTAATTATAGCCTCTAAGAAACACAATCCTATGATACATAAAAACCCTACACCTAATAAAAAAACAAACATTAAGAACATTGTAATAATTTTGGTGGTTCTCTGTAGTGCTTGACTTCTTTGGGGTCTCTGCCCATAGTATGCACCTCATAGTGTGCTTCATTTAATATTCTCTTCCAAGCTTTTAACCAGTTGTAATATGTCTTAACATTTAAAACAAACAGCTCAGTGTGTCTTACGCCATGCCTAAAGGCATTTCTTACATCATCTAAGGTAAACTTATAGAAGTCTCTTTTTAAGTCGTCAGAAAGCGACTGTGCAAGTATTACAATGTCTTGCTCTGTTTTGCTCTGACCTAACTCTACAAAAGTCTTACTTACTAAGTCTACACATTGTAAGGTCAAATCTTTTTTGTCTTGTTCTTTAATTACTTTCATTACTGGTTTTGTATTATATCTCTTGCTTTCTTCCAAGATGTTAATTGTGATTCTACTTTGCTCGTTGTATTATTAGATTTAAAAGAACTACCTTCCCAGTTTCTTACTGCTGCTTTCCAGTCTTTCATCTTAGACTTGCCTACTACCCAGCCCTTACTTTCGTAAAAGTCATAAAACTTATTCGCATTGACAGTATTACTTCTTTCATTACAATAATCCTCTATTTGTTCTACTGTTGGTTTTTTAAATTTATTTATGATTGGTTTAGCAATCTCTCCTTCAAAACCTGCAACATCTATAGGGCTTATGCCTTCTATATTGTACACGTCATACTTGTCTATTCTTTTTATAACTGATTGATGAGGTTTAGAATTGGCATTTAGCTGACCATATTGAAAGTCAATAAACTTTGGTATAAACCATTTGTTACCATCATCAAATATTTTAATTTGTTTTTGATAGTATTTTATGGCTTCTTTCTCAGTCACCTTGCTACCAATTCTAATAGACGCTACCTCAAAATCAGTCTCCCATATACCTGCATGACAACAATCATCAAGTATATATAACCACAATAGTTTATACTTAGCTGGTAATCCTTTTATAAAACTTTTCTTCCATTTATCTGTGTCTGTATATCTTTTAGGCATCTTCGTTTTCTTTAGTTAAAAATTTATTTACCACTTCAAAGTTACGAAAAGAGTCGTTATATTCTAACATCTCTCCAACCTCTTCTTCGTAAAAATGCAGGTCGCTGTCACACTTGTCACAATACATAAACTCTTGACCGAACTCACTGTCTTGTAACTGCTTGTTGTTACAATAGTAACACATAAGTTGGTTGTCTTCATCTACAACTATCTCTGATGTATAGTTGATGTCATCTTCATAGTCCCAGTCAAAATCATAGTTGCTGAAATCATATCTCTGTGTAGCGTACTCGTGTGGAAACTTTTTGTTACCTAGTGCTGTAAAGATGTGTATGCACATGTCAAGGCAGTTGTCTGCGTCAGGATACACAACAACCTCTGAGTCAGAGTGTGGGTTGTAGTAGCCACAAGACATGTTGGCAACTGATACACCGATACCATTCTCTGCAAGTTGTCCGACATCTGTGATTGCACCTGTAGCTTCTTGATAGCCATACTGCTTGATGATAGGTGCAACAGCTTTGGCAAAGTCATCTGAGTATAGCTGACCACTGATTGAGTGTACAAAGTCTTTGTTGCCTCTTCTGTCGCCCTGTAAGCAATACGAAACATCATTGAAGAAAGACATGTCAGCAGCCCTGCTGCCTACACAGCCTATCTCTTCTGAGTGAAAGAAAGCACACTTGATAACGTCAACAGACATAAGCATTTGTAAGCAAAGCCATATACCTACCTTGTCGTCACCACCTACGCCTACCTGTTGCATATCGTCTGTACTGTATGCAAAGATTTGGTCGTTGACTTCGTGTACTGAAAAGTGTTTGTGTATTGAATGTACAGTATCTGTGTGAGATACCATGCATGGATAAGAGGTTGACTTGCCTTTGGTTACATAAACATTGTTGTCTTTGATGCGTGACTTGACGTTGGGTAAGGCACTGCAAAAGTCGTGTATGTAAGCAATCATGTCAAACTCGTTACCACTTGTGGTTTGGATTGATAAAATGTCAATAAGGTGTTGTTTTCTAGTCATATAAATAGTTTTAGTTAGTTAGGTAAAAAAAGACAAGAGGGTGTATAATAATCAACATGAAGTATGGAAGGAAAGTCACCCCCTTGTCAAACATAATAATCACTGTAAAGATACGAATAATATTTGAATATACCAAATTATTTGTTAGTTTTTTTAATATTATTTATTGTTTCTCGTAATTTTATAATATCTAATTTTAAATTCAAATTATATTTTTGCAATCTTTTTTTGTCCTCAGTAGCCTTGTCAAGTTTATCTCTTAGAGTTGCCTTGTCAAAGTCTGAGTTGATTGTATTTAAGGGTATATAAGTTTTCATATAAATAATTTAAGTTAATAAAAAAGGAAGGGAAGTTATAAACCTTGTATGTTGTAATTAATTTTTTTTTGTTTATAAATTAATTAGTTGTTGTTTATCAATAATTACAACCCCCCAACCTATACTATTTAAAACGGTACGTCATCTTTTTTTTCTAATAAGCTTTCTACATTTGGTTCTGCTGGTGGCTCATATGTATTCTCATATGCATAATGAGTAGCACCTTTTTCAGATGGCTCTCTTCTTTCTGCAATGACTATGTTTACCCAACCTCTCTTCTCTATTTTTTTAAGGTCGTCTAGTTTTATATTCACATTAAAAAGTTCACCATATTGTGTAGTAACTCTTTTAATACTACTTGCTATGTAATTTTTATCTGCCATTTTTTTTATTTTTTAATTTAACTTCTGCTAATTTGTCTGCAAGATTGTTATGAAAATATACAAAGTCACTTACAATCTTACTTGTTTTTTCTGTCTTACCACTATATTTAAAGTAATCATTCATTTCTATTAAGCTACTCTTATGTAACTCTTCTAAATGTTTTCTTTGCTTATAGTCTTGAATGAACATATATGCTTTAAATTTTTGGTATACTGACATAATTTTCTTCTCCCTCAACTACTATATCTGCTTCAATGTCTACCTCAATAATATCTACAATGTCTTTAACGGTAATGTTAAAAAACCTTGCTAGTCTTTCCATCTGATAGTATCTTAAGTAGTAAGGGTGGTCTAAATATTTTTCTATTGTACTGCCCTTTACATTTATAATTCTACCAAACTTTTGTTTAGATACTCCTCTAATTCTTAGTATAGCTTCTAGTTCGTTCCTAGAGCTTCTTACTTTTTCATAATCATTTCTCATTGTAATAATCTTTAGATAACTTTATTTAAAGACTCCTGCTTTTCGCATTTGTTTGTATTGCTCTTGTGGGTCTACGTATATTCTGTTATCGTTAATAAATTGTATTATCTCCTCTGCTTCTATCTCTGTCATCTCAGGTAAACTTTTTTGTATTTGAGTTTGTTCTGAGATACTAATTGATGTGTATGGTAAGAGGCTATCAATGTATGACACTTGCCATAACTCTGCTTTGGCAGGTTCACCATTGACAACCTCATCAAACCAAGACTCGTTAATCAACTATCTCGTCTTGACCAAATACACCTTGCTCGTAAAAACCAGCAACTTTTAAAACAACTCTAGACATTGCTCTCTTTTCTGCCATAGCTACAGGAAACTTTTTACCACCACCCATAAGGTTGTCGTCACTAGCTTCTCCAAAACTTTGCATATTCCTAACAGTTTTGCCTTTGTTACCTGTAGTCATACTAGCTGTTGCTCTCATAACTACCCAGTCCTTTTGCATAACTACTGGTTCATAAGCAACTGTGATATTGTTCTTAGATACTATCTTGTCAATACCAGTTCTTGTGATGATTACAAATCCTCTCTTGTCTTTGTACACATCTTCTTCTACTAGGTTGTTCTCTGAAAACAACCTACGCAAAACATCTTTACGAGTTTCTTTTGGTTGTTCTTGGTTATTATTTATTTTCATTTGTTTTTGTTTAGTTAATTTTTAGGTTAATGGTCTGCCAAAATTGTTTACTATTAAAAAAAAAGAACTATTCTTTAAATCGTTATATGTTTCAGGCATTAGCACTTTGACATGAGATAACGCTTCTTTATAATTTGATAATTTAATTTCTAATTCTTTTAGTTTAGTTTGTAATTCTTTTTTATTTGCCATATTAAAAAATTTAGTTAGTTATTATTGTTATCTTCCTCTGCTTTCGTCAGACAGAAACTCTGCCCACTCTTCTTTCTTTAATTCGTTGTATTCGTAATCTTCTATAGGTACACAGCCTTCTCCACAAGACAGACATCTTTCTTCTGACTCGTCAAGGTTTGCACCACAACAGTTGCTGACCATCTCGTAATAATCGTCAGGTGTTGCTAGTTTCCAGTTATCGTATCCTGCTATATCCATAATAGACGTAATTAGTTTTAAGTTAGTAAAATAATTTTATGCAAATATACAAATATTTTTTTAACTACAAAATTATTTATATACTTTTTCTTTATCTTTTTCTTTATCTTTATATTTAAGGGTACTTATTACCCTTACCTAAAGGTTACTTAAGGGTTAAAAATAATGAGTGATTCTTGCTACCTGTCCATTTTCTTTTTCGTGGATAAAGCCTTCCACAGCCTTATGCACTCCACAATAACCTTTTCTGTGATGCCAACTATCAGAACCACTAGGGCTACGCAGATACTCAACAGTAACACCGATATAATCTTTCGCATCTTGCCATTTGTATTTTATTTTGTGGTGTAAATGATGTAAATACCAATACCTAAATTTTGTATCAGCCCAGTCTTGCGATTTTTCTTGAGCCATAAGCAAAGGCAACTTATCCATTTTTGCTGCGTCACCATGCTCAAATCCTATTAGACTCTTACCATACTTGTAATATTTTCTGTGTGAAACACCAACATCAAAAGATACATCATCTGCTTTTCTAAACCAGCTTTCTAAATTTTTTGCTAAATGATAGCCACTTTGATAGTCATGATTTGACATACAATGAACTACATCAACAGGTGCTATCTCTCGTAACCTTTCTATGCATCTAACGTATAAGTTGAGAGCAATATCTAAATGCTCCCACCACTTGCCATCTACATCTTGTCTAGTTCCTTTAGTGGTTGTATTGTATACATTGTCAATATGTAAAACATCATTACCAATACAGAACAAAACCTTACCTATATCAAAACCTTTTGATTTTTCTATAAGGCCTTCTATACCTTCAATGACTCTTACAAAAGCTATGTTTACATTATACTCTTCACCTGTCTCATCTGAGTTTGCATACTTACCAATGTGTATGTCTGCAGGATTAACAACAAGCAAATGACTACCTGTTTTTTTTCTTTTTATTTTAGGATAGTCAGGAGAATATTGTTCTATAAATTTAGATACATTTTTAATAAGTGTAGACTCATTAACGCCTAAGTTTTCTTTAGTAACAACACTAAATCTGTAATCGCCTTTTGCTGATTGCCAGTGTTTTACAGAAACTACATCTTTTTTGTCAATGCCTCTTTCTTGTAAATGTAAATCTAATGCTGTGTTATCGTTTATATTATCTAAGGTCTTTGCACGAAACTGCCTTACCATGTCCTCTTCTTGAGGGGTAAGCCTTAGTCTTTTACCGTAAATTTTCATATGCTAAATTTAAGTAAAAAAAGAAGCTATAAAAAAAAAGAGTGAGAAGTTATTAACTACCCACTCTTAATACCTAACTAAAACTAACATTTTAAATGCCTAGTTATACAAAGATATACATATTATTATGAAAACGCGATAAATTTATTGTTTTTTTGCGACATCTGCAATACCTTGACCAAGTATTAAAGCAATAATTGAGTATAGTATTGATTCTGTTTGTACTGGGTCTAATCCAAAGTTCTCACTAAGTAGTTGTACAAGTACAGCAACAATAGCATACCAAAACTTTTTTGATTTTAACATTTGACCAAGTAGATATTTTTCTAATAAGTTTTTCATTTTATCTATTTTTTATTATTAATTCTAGTTTATTATATGGCTGTAAATCATACATGAGATTATAGAAAGCATTTCTACTATCACCTACAAAATTTAAAGCTCTTGTGTTTCCTAACAATATGCAACCGTTTGTATCTTTAGGGTAGTTACCTATATGAAACAATATATAATTTCTATTAGGTACATTCTCTACTAACAAATGTTGATATTTATAAGATGCACTTTCTTCAGGGTGTCTTTTACTTACGTCATAAACACCTTTGGGTATGCAAGATACATTTTTTTTATTATCCTGCCACGCTAGTTCTAGTGTGTGTCCATAAAATTCACCGTTTAAATACAGCTTACCTAGTGTGCTTTTGTCAGTAAACTGGTCTCTTATAATTAACAGGTTGGCTTTATCTTCCCTGACCTCTATATTTTTTCTTATAGCCATTTTGACCTTTTGAAGCATTTTTACTATGCACTCCCCTACGCTTCTTGACTTTTGTTTCTCTATAACTAAATGCTACTTTTCTAGGCACTATGCTGTTACTATTAAAAATTCTATATCAATAGATGATTCTGCACTATCACTTTGAGCTGCTATCTCTGTAAAAGCTACAATCTCATTAGCTACGTTACCACCTGATACAGCAGTGTGGTCTATACCACTAGCCATTAAAACCATAGAGTCATTAGCCTCTACTTTCATGTAGACATAATCCGTACCATTACTTAATCTTAAGTTTAGATTATTTGCATTATCTAAATTAGATATTCTAAAGTATTTAAAGTCTGCACTTCTTACATCACTAGCACTATCAACACTACCTAAACCTATAATAGTAGTATAAGTAGTACCAGCCTCACCTTTTGCAGCAATAGACATGATTCTTTGCTCTGCTTTTGTGTTAGTAGAAACTACAGTTGTTTTATTGTTACCATATGTAACGCCATTTAGGTTTATACTTTCTGTTATTGTTATATTTAAATCTGCTGCTGTAACTGTTGTTGCCATGTTCTATCCTTTTAATTTTATAAATTTATATATTGTGTAACTAATAGCAACTAAAAGTGATATTAGTGTTAAAATTTCGTTTACTTGACCTAATGAAATACCTATCGCACCCCCATTAATTAGCCCTATCTCCATTGTATCTTTCATTTCTTTTGTCATTTTAATATGTTGTTGTACTTACATTTATTTGTGCATTTATGTTTACAGATTCACCTGTGTCTTTTACAAATAAACACATAAAGTCAGAAGCTGATAGTGTAGAAACCGTCATAGAGGTTTCTTCTATAGCTACAAGACTATTATTACTTCCTAAACCAGTTATGCTAAATTCTTTTAAAACTACAGGGGTATAACTGCCAGTATTGTTAGCAACAGGAGTTACCTTGCACAAAGCAAAAGTAACAGTTCCTGAACCTGAAGTCGCACACCAACCTTTAATTTTGTATATTGTAGTATTCTCTGACATTAACTGATTTGCGTTTGTTTTAATTACTTGAGTGGGTGTTAATGAAATATTTGTGGCTACTGTTTGACCTGTGTCAGCACTGTAGTCATTTGGCGCTTGACCATCAGACATTGGTTGACACCTTTTATAATTACCATTACCACTAGAAAATAAATTAAACCGATATATGGTTGTACCCATAGAATTTTTAGACTGCCAGTTTAACGTGCCATCTTGTTGTGCCTCTCCTGTACCTGCAGTCTTACATAATACCGTACTGTTTAGTGCGTTTTCAAAACCTTTAGGGTTGTGTCTGTTTACGTCTGTTAAATTTTTATGTTCGTTTGCTGCCATATTAACAATTATTTACGCAGTAACAATTAGCCTCATCATAGCTTGTACAATTATAACCACATCTTTGTTTTCTGTATGTGTATATACTATCGTAAAATATCATGCCATGATTTTTGTAAGTGTCTATCATGCTCTTTGGTTTGTTGTTTTCGTAAGTAGGAAAGAAACCATCTTGGTCTTCATCTTCAATATAATCCATCATGTCTTTTGCAAAAATCTCTGCCTTCCTGTATGTGTCTTGTTTGAACGTGTTAAAGTCTTTAGGTGTAATCAGTCTAGAAAACTCATCTATATTATTGACAATACCACTTGATGTAGTGTTGTTCATTATATCATTAGCCACTTCAAATCTTACATACCAACACAAAGTATCTTCTAAGAAATATTGCATTAAAGTTGCATTGTTTGTAGACAGAGTACCCCCATTATGTTGTAACTTTAACTCGCCATAAAACTTATCTCCTAACAAAGGTCTTATATGTGCAAGTTCTGCAAGTACTATTGTGTTTTCTGATATTAAAGTTGGGTCTGTATTTTTATTTGTAAATGTTTTTTCTATTACCTCTCCTGCTGATACTAAAGTTGTATATTGTCTGTAGTTTGCCATCTTACTCCTGTGTTACTGTTATTTCTTCTTCTTCTTCCATTTCACCATCACTGTTAATATCAGTAGATGTAACAATGTATTGCCTGTCTGCTATAAACATATCTCCATCTTCTAGCATAGGTAAATCTTCATCTAACATAGCTCTTTGCTCGTTTATAGTAAGAACTAATTTTATGTCAATGTCATTTACAAAAGATACTGGTGGCTCGTAATGTATAAGAATACTCTTAGGGTCAAAACTTAAATACTTTAACATAACTGTTCTTATGCCATTTAGTAACATTTCTGACGTATCTTTTATTACTGTAGTCATAGCTAAGTCATAAGCTATTCTAATCTCACTACCAGTGTTATTCATCTTACCTGAACTTACTATACCTGATAAAGACGGTTGCCATCTATGAGCAGTTATTATGTTTTGGTCAGTTATCTTTTGTAAGTCTATCCAGCTACCTTCTTGGTCATCTTTTATTATCTGTACGTTTGCAGGTGATGTGTCACCATTTTTTACAATAAATAATATCTTACCATTATTACCTTCACCTACAAATTTCTTTTGCGCCTCAGTAACCATTTTTTGTGCTTCTTCCTCACCCATATCACCACTAATCTCTACAATAGCTGATGGTTGGAAACCATTTAAAAACTTTGTGTGATTCCATTTACCTATCTCAAAATCTACAGCTATATGTTCTAGTGCTGCAACATAATCAGGTAATCCATAAAAATTAAATGTAGGTTCGTAATCTTTGTAATGTATTACAAACTTATTGCCTCTGATGTTAGGGTGTATTGGTAGTTTATGCATCTTTGATTCGTCATCAAAATACTTTCTCCAGTTAGGATTTACATAAACTTCTTTCTTGTTTTTTGCTACTCTTACTGTTGTAGCGTCTAGATGATACATGTTTACACCACCATCATAAATAACACATTCTAAAAATGCATTTCCAAAAGTGTAGTAATCATCTGCTAATTTTTTAAATACATCTCTTAAAGACTCGCCATCTGCGTTTACATCTTCTATGTATTCTCTTACGTTCTCTTCACTACAAACAAACTTAGCACCACTTGTAAATACAGTTTTTTGTGCTAGTACGCTTCTGTGTGTTGATGATTTTCTTTTTAGCTCTGCTAAATACTGAGGAAATAAATTGTCCTCACCAAACGGTATCCATTTTGTGTTTACCGTATCTAAATTTTTCGGCTCTCTTATAGTGTTAGGTACAGTTAAGTTAAATACACCAAATTCAAAGGTATTATTCTTTACTGCCTTTTTTATCTGAGATGCTTTTTTTACTGCTCTTTTTTTCACTTGACTTTTCAGTTTTTATTATAAAATCACCACTATTAAAATCTTCATATGCATATGCTAGTTCTTCAGCACTTGCTGTGTCAAGATATAGTTTTAATGACTTGCCGTCATTACTAGAAAAAATTACGCTTTTACCTGCGTGTTTTTCGTTTACTTTATAATCTGCCATTATTATATATATTTTAACGTGTTGTAAATCTACAACATTTTTACTATTGTCACAATCACACATAAAATATGCAGGGGTTTTACCCCCTGCTATTTTTTAAATTATGCTAAATCTGCTGTTGCGTTACCAGCATTTTGCGTAATTTGACCTGTATATGCTCTTGGCTGTTCAAAAGACCTAGCAGTAATAGTTACCGTAGCTCCATTACCATCTCCAAAATCTGTACCACTTGTAGACTCTACAGTCATTACACCATACGTTTTATTGTAAATGTAATCAGTATTTCCGTTACCTGTACCACCATATTCCTCACTAATACCTACAGTCATTTGAGTACCACTGTACATTTCTGCTACAGCGACAATACACTTGTCTGTCATTGATTGTAAGACTTCTAACCTAGAAGAATTTATGTTTGGTATGTACCAGCTTAAAGTCGTTTCAAAAACAGTAATACCGTTTTCTTTTGTAGATGTTGAGTTCCAAGAAGCAGTATTTGGTTTCAATTGAAACATAGCACAGCCTGAAACTGTCAAATTAGTATATGCATGTGTGTCTGATGCAGAATCTGTAGTAACTGCTGTTAAAGACTCTAACTCAGTTACATAGATGTTTCTCAAACCACCAACTTCTACTAATCCAGCACAGTTTATTGCGTTACCTCTATCTATTGCCATTTTACTTCTTTTTTTTTAAATTAAAATTATGAGGAGGTTTTTACACCTCCTCGTTAATTATTATTAGTCAACTAATGCTCCACAAGCTATTAATGAGTTGTAACCAAATTGGTAACCCATTTTAAATAAACTTCTGATGTACATGTTGTCAGATACTTCATCATAGAACATTTTAAATTGTGTCTCTTGTGATGTAACATCTGAACCTATCATTAAGTTAGACTTTGCTGCGTATACAACGCCCTGCTTATAGTCTACTGAACTAATATTCCAAAGAGCTGGAGTTAAATCAGTAAAGATAGTGTCCCACTCATACATTGGTACAATTTCTACGCCTCTGAAAAACAATCTATTGTAACCTGCACCACTCTGAGCTTCTGCTCTACCTGCTTCTACTGCACCTGTTGAACCTACTAAAGTTAACTGTCCATAGTAAGCGTTGTAGATGTTTGGCGTTACAAACATTTTTTTCTCACTTGCAGGTGTTTGTTGTAAATTAGCTGGTGCTTCATCAAATACCTTTGTAAGTAATGAAATTACATCACCACCTAAAAGAGTACCACCAACTGATTTATGACCAGTTCCTGATGTTACTGATAAAGTTATAGGAGCTATAGATGCGTCATTGAATAACTCAAATAAACCATCTGCCCATGCATAAGTTACATCTGATAAAGATGTGTCACCGCCCCACATTACTCTTACAATGTCTTGTGCTAAACCTTTCTGTACTCTATCAGCTATTACTCTTGCTAATTCTGTTCCTGATAAATCAGGCATATTGATACCTGCTTTATAAGACTCTACTATTACTTGCTGAGTAAAAGTGTCAAAACATTGTGACATTTTTACTGAACAATTTGCTACTTCTAATACTTTATCGTCAATGTTAAACGAAGTTTCCAATCCTGTTCCTGAGTTATCAGTCCCTGATGTACAACCTGCATTTGACCTAACGATTTTACTTAGCCCATTTGCTAATAATACATTTTGCTTGTACTTAACATTTGGGAAAACAGTATAATTTTGCATCACCTCATCAGAACGAAATATAGGCTCTAATAACATTGATGCTGCGTAAGTACCGTTATACGTTACGCTTATATTACTTGCTGCTGCTGCCATTTTTATTATATATTTAATTAATTACTATTATACTTAGATTTAATTCTATCTGCTAACGTAGCAAAACTATGCGCGTTTGCATCTACAACCTTATCCTCTCTTACATTAGGGTCTCCCTCAGTTTTTACTTCAGTTCCCTTTGCCTCAGCTTTATTAGCTAAAGCATTTAGTCTTTCTACTTCCTCAGTTAGAGTTAATTTTTCTCCTTCTAAGTCTGCAATAAGACCATTAAGTTCAGTAACCTTTACTTCAAAATCTGTAAGTTTTGCAACTATCTCATCATTATCAGCAACATTTACCACAACTTCTTCTGCCTCTGCCTCAGACTTTTCAGCTTTTACACTTTTAATAATGTCCTCAACTTTAGCATTAAACCAATTTTTTAATTCATCAGTCATCTTCTTGCTATTTTGATTAATACTTAATTTACTAGATATTTCCTCACTTGTTATATTTTTAAATTTAGAAACATCATATTTAGCTGCTACTTTAATAGCATCTGAGATAGAGTCAACAAAACCTAAGTCGTAAGCTTCTTCAGCACTTAACCAAGTCTCTTCGTCCATCATATCTTTAACCTTGTCATAAGGCATACCTGTTTTTTTAGTATATATATCAGCTATTTCTCCACTTATCTTTTCTAGTAGTTTTGCTGTTTTCATCATATCACGAGCTTCGCCAGTTGCTCCACCCCAAGCATTATGAATCATAAACAAACTGTTTTCTGCCATAATAACTCTATCTGCTGCTAAAGCAATAACACTACCCATACTTGCTGCTATACCTTCTATATAAACAGTAGTCTTTGCAGACCTTTTCTTTATCACGTTATAAATAGCCATACCCTCAAACACATCACCACCAACGCAGTTGACGTGTATGTTCATAGGGCTACCTTTATGTGATTTAATTTCTTCTATAAAACTTTGAGCTGAAACGCCAAAGTTACCAATCTCGTCAAAAATATAAACATCTACAATACCACGAGACGCTTCATTTTTGAAATCATACCATCTATTCATAAATGCAAAAATATTTGCAAGAAACGAGAATCTTGCGAAGTTTTTGGAAAAAACTTTACTATGCTATATTATATGTCCACATAGACTTCTTTCTGTCTTTGTAAACTATTGTTTGTGCTTGACGTTCTGTTATGTCATATTTTATGGATAAATCCATAAATGTATGCGTCCTACTACCTTCATTACCTACAAGTAATTTATCAAAGTCATATATAATCATATAGTTGCGTAATCTTTTAGGTTCAATCATACCTTTTTCAACTAAATGCCTTACAATGTCTTTAGTAGTTGGGTCGTCACCAAATCTTTTTTTTAGTTCTTTTTCAAGAACATCTAAATATTCTATAACTACCAAGCCTTTATTTTTTCTTTTAGACATCTTGCCATTCTTGATATACCTGATTAAAAAATTTAACCACTGCTTTTCTACAGCTTGTGCAACCTACATCTTGTCTTATATTAGGAAATATTTTATGCCAAGCGTTAAATAAATAATATATAGAGTCCATGTCATATTCATTAACACTATCTATCTTATTATTGTTTTTGTTAATGTAATGTATCAGCTTTTCTTTAATATCTTTTGGAATATTATTAGCAGCTTTTTTTATTACACTATTCATTTACCATTTTTTTATAGGACATTCACCTAAGTATTCTTTTGTTAAAGAAGTTTTAGCATCTAAGAAACAAGAACACTTGCCACATCTTGCTCCTGTCATTATTACTGGTTTTCTTAACATTAAGAAGTTTCTATAAAACTCGCAATTTTTACATATACTTAGTCGTTCCTTTTTTACTTTTTTACTAACAAACATTTGTTTATATTGTTGCTTCTGATTGAATTGTACTTACTGTATTTTGTGCGTCTGTGATGTCTGCCTCTACTACAACCACTTTTTGTTGACCTATATTTGTTTGACTATTGAGTGCATCAAACTGTGCAGTAGTAAATGATGGCATATTTAATAAACCACCATCTGCAAACTTTACACCACCTCCTGCAGAGTTCATAGCAGACAGTTGATTTCTAAACATAGCTGTACTTCTTTTGTTTATTACAGCTTCACCACCTTCTAACTCAACTACTCTACCACCTACTGCAAACTTTTCACCACCTTCTGCATGTGACCTACCATGCACCATACCACCTCTAGCGTATGTAGTTCTTGTACCTGCAGATACATTAGCAGCGCTAGAACCACCACCACCTAATATTCCTGCACTTTCTGCTGGTGCTATCTTAGCTAAAGCATTGTCTACTAGAGTAGAAACAGCTATACCTGCACCTGCTGCTAGTGCTAAATTTAATGGAAAAGGTATAAGGGGGTTAGTAATTATCTTTTCTATATGTCCAGCAACAGCTTTCATTACATGCGCCCTTATAACCGACTTGACTGCTTGTAAAGCATTTTGTCCTGATAGAGATGCTGTCACAATATCATCTTCTAGCCTTGTTTTATTTTCAGTTGTTTTTGCATCTGTTAATTCTTTTTCTAACTGTATTAATCTTTCTATTAAAGATTCTCTGCTTACACCATAAGCTAATTGTTGTGTAAGCAACATTTTTATCATGTCTATCTCTTGTTGCACTAATTGTTTTCTTATCTCGGCGTTCTCTATTTCTGTTGTCAAACCAAGATTCATTCTTTGTACTTTAAACTCAAATATTTCTCTTTCTACATCTCTTTCTTCTTTTTTCAGTAGTCCATACTCTCGCAATTCTTTCAGCTCTTCTTGTAGTCGTGCTAGATTTTGATTTTTAATTGCTAAACTAGCTAAGTCAGTTGCTTGTTTTTCTTTTTCTACTCTAATTTCTTCTTCTTTAAGAGCAATCAAATCTTTAGACTCTTTTGTTTGTAGACCACTGCTTTTATTTAATTCTTTTAAGTTATTTACTTCTAATTCTATTTTTTCTTCTAAAAGAGGTATTTGTTTATTTAATACTTTTAATTGTTCTTCTGCTTGTACTTTCTTTTTTGTTTCTTCATAACTCAAATTGCTATAATATTCACCTTCTGCATTTTTTAATCTGTCAAGTTGATTTAAGTATTGTTCTTTCTGATTTTTCAAAGCATCTAAAAAACCACCAAAAACCTTTATGTTTTCTTCTGATTGAGAAGCTGTATTAGCTAGAGCCACATTTAAAAGATTGTCTATAAATTCAATATCACTTGCTATGTTTTCTTGCCTTTTTCTTTCTGCGTCTGCAGCTTTATCTGCAGCATCAGCAACAAGTAAATACTTTGCTGCTAGTTGTCCAAGAGCTATTACAGCTAGACCAACTCCAGTAGTTGCTAATGCTCTAGCAAAACCCTGAACTGCTGCAGTAGTAGTTAATGTTGCTTTTGTAAAGCGTCTAGTAACAGCAGTTATTGCAACCATTCCTATCCTATAAGCTGCAAAGGTTTTAATTGCTGTTCCTAAAAGTTTAATTAGGTTAACTATTGTTTTAGTGTTTTCTGTTAATACACCTACAAAATCAGTAGCTTTTTCTAAAGCAGATTGTAAGGATTCAGTAAAGTTTCTAAGTAAAGATATTGAAAGACCTTCTGTTGCAGACTTAAACCTTAAGAATCTTCCTTGTAATGTATCACCAATTATATCAGCCATTCTTTGTGCCTCACCATTTGCTAAATTAAGAGCATCTCGCAACTCTAAGGTTCTTTCTCTACTTGTAATCATTTGCTCAAAAGCTGCTGCCTGACGTTTTTCTACAACCTGCATAATAGCAGCAAGGTCTCCACCCTCTTCAGAAAATTTATTTAAGGCTGGTACTAACTCATCTAAACTGTGTATAGTTCTGCCAAAAGATTTTACTAAATCTGAATTTGGGTCTTGCATTGCAAGAAAAATATTCCTTAAAGATGTACCTGCTATTGACGCTTCTATACCTGCGTTTGATAATTGTGCAAATATTGCTGCTGTATCTTCTATAGAAAAACCTGCCGATTTTGCAATAGGTGCAACCTTTGTCATACCTGTTGACCACTTTTCTATATCTAAAGCTGAACTACTAAATGACACAGCCATAACATCTACAACTCTACTTGTTTCATTTGCACTTAAACCAAAACCTCTTACAGAAGCTCCTGCTACTGTTGCTGCTCTTGCTAGGTCACTACCAGTTGCTGTGGCTAAGTTAAGAGTTGCTTCTTGTGCTGCAAGTATTTCTCCTGAAGTAAACCCAAGTTTAGAAAAATTTAATTGTAGCTGTGCGACTTGCTCTGCAGTAAAAAATGTACTTCTACCCAAATCTTCTGCACTCTTTGTTAAGGCTTGAAACTCTTGCTCTGTTGCACCTGAAACAGCGTTTACTTTAGCCATTGTAAACTCAAATTGAGTAAAGGTTGTAACCATACCACTTACAAGATTATTTAATCTTCTAAAGGCAGTTACTACTATACCTATTGCAGCAGCTCCTTTAATAAACTGCTTTGCCATACCGTTAGAGCTTTTTGTAGCTTTTGTAGTAGCAGCTATATTATCTTGTAATTCTTTTTTTCTTTGTCTTAAGGCGTCAGACTCCTTTTTTATTTGTCTGAATCTAGTGTCAAAACTTGCTGCTTCTGCCTTACTAACCTTTTCTTTTTTTGCTAGTTGTGCAGTAAGCTCTCTTTGTTCTTTTCTAAGTTCTTTAAGACTAGCAGTTAACTTTGCTATCTCTTGTACCTTTGATACTTTTACTTCTATTGCTAATTCTCTTCTTGCCATAATCTAAATTTAAAAAGGTGTGTCAGAAGCATCTACATCTACACTGATTATTTGATTTCCTGAAAAGCCAAGTTCAGCAGATGCCTCTATGTTGTTATCTATTCCGTCTATTATTCTGTTTAATATTGCATTAGGATTTACTCTTTCAAATGCATTCTCTATAAAATTAGTTTTAAAAGAATCAGGGTTTGATGGATAACTTGCATTTAACCCTGCTACTGTTCTTCTTATAAACAAATCTTTTTCTTCTTCTGAACTAAAACTTATACCCTTAACATCTACCCATGCTCTTATTTCATCTTCGTTAGTATTAACACTCCCCCTACCTTCATTGACTAATGTCATGTAATCTGAGTTAGATGTAATTTGCATACTGTAAGTGTCAAAAAACTTTTTTATTTCTACACGAAAACTATTTAACAGCTTACCAAAAGCAACGTGGTCTTGTGCTTCTAACTCACTCTGTAGTTCAAAAATGTATCTTTCTCCTACTGTCTCAAGTGCTTCTTCTAATATTTTTAAAGTATCTGCCATCTATGGTGTATCTGTTGTTATATCATCTTCTGCCATGTTTGTCATGACTCCTGTTGCAGTTCCTATAATACTATCAGCATTTGGAAAGTCAACATTTTCAAATCTGTAATAAACTGCTAAATTATCTGCTGATTGATAATCACCTGAATTTTGTGTAAGGTCAGTCGGTGTGCCTGAGTTGTATATAGCCTTAACTGTGCTTAATGATAACTCTTCGTCAAAAATTGCAAACTCATCTAACTTGCCCTCGTAAGATAACCCACTTGATTGTCTAGTAGAGCCTATAGTTAAAGTTTCAGTATAAGCATTAGCACTACCACTAGAAGAAGAGGTTAAATATTTTTCTTGCAACACGCCATCACAATATGCTTGACATTTAAATATATCTGTAGGGTCAATATAAATTACCCAGTGATGCCATGCCCCATCATCTACTTTAGAACTCTCAACCCAATATACATAATACTCTGCGTTAAGATATAATAAATTTCTATTGGTTGAGCCATAGTTAAAATGAAAAGCACCTATATCTGTTGCACCATGCCCAAAAACACCTCTGTTATCTCCTGTTGCAGATGATTTAGCCCAAAAAGAATAAGACCTTTTTGTTGCTGTGCTATCAGTATTTGTAATAAGTCTATCATCTACACCGTCAAAATCTATACTAAAAAGATTAGTAAAGCCACTATCTATTGTCTGAGGTTGTTCGTTGCTAACTTTATTTAAAACTTTTTTTATTCTACCAAACTTATCTGTCATGACTATTGGTAAATAATATTCTTCTATCTCGTCAGCAATCTCTTGCACTGTGACATAAAAGTCTCTATCTCTAGATGTGTCAGGATTACCACCGTTATCTCCTTCGTAAACATGTAAGGTAAAACCAGTAGTGGTTTGCGATTCATCTTTTACATGTATCTTAGTGTCATCTCTGTTAGCGTCAGGTTCAATTATTTGTGCTGTTATTATATAATTAGCGTTAGCTCTTGCAGTAGTAAATGTTACGTCATAAACACCAAGACTTGCTCTATTTACAGACAAACCTAAAGCCTTAACTGTAGAGCCGTTACCTTCAAAACGACCTGCTGCTATTGTTTGTATTTGAGGTAAAGCAAATGTGCTGTAAGTCTCTAGCCCTGCAAACTGTGCTACACCTTGATTTGTTATTTGTTGTTTTAATTGTTTTGTCATGAGCTTCCTAAAGGGTTATCAGGCTCTTTTCCTGCTTGTGTATTTACACCACCTGTAGGACTAATAAATACAGCGTCAGCTACAGGAACAGAACCAACAAATTTATTTTCTATAAGTTCTATTTTTGTTGAAGCGTTTTTATGTGGTTTGTAATCACACACTTTTTCTAGTGTGTAATATACTCCATCAATATATATTAGCTTACGAAAACTTAACTCTATAATATCTTTAATTTTTAAATCAACATACAATGTTCTTTTTCTAGGACTGGCCTTTAGGTTCTCTACTTGTTCTCTATAGTAAGTTTCATACAATCCTTTTTTTATTTGTGGTGTATTGTAAGAGTCTGCAGCAGGGTCATAATCTCTAGACCAAATATTACCATAAGCTAAATTATAACCATTTGTATAATCTTCTCTATCGTACATCAAACACTGTGGTATATTATGTGTGTTTTGGTCAAAGCCACAAGTATAAGGAGATGTAGGGCATTGTACATAATTTGTATAAAAAGGTTGTCTGCCTTGTGTTTGCACATCAAATCTCTTTACATCTCTGTTGCTATTTGCTAATCTATTGTAATACAAAAGTCTTGGTACAAACTCAAAACCTTTGTCAGGCCTAGTAGGGTTTTGCGTACTGTTACCTATGTCCATTTCGTACATTCCTGCTAGATAAAAAGTATCTGAACTGTTATTGCCAACCTGCCTGTCTTTTATAGAAAATGTACCAGCAAAAAAAGGATTCTCAAAAACCATATCTCCCTTTTCATAATTAGTAGATAAGTTTTCTATGTAAGGGTATTCATCATGAACCCCATCAAAAAATATATCACCTCTTGATTTAACCTCTTCATCTTTACTGTCAGTTAAATATTTAAAAACCAATCTTCTCTTTAAATTTGTTTGAAGCCAAGTATCACTCATGTCTTTACTTCTGTCTACTTTACCTGTCCAATCTATTGCGTCAGGTATACCTTTGTAAAAATCATTGTAAGGTTCTATTGTAACTATCTTTCTAATTTCGTCTGTTTCAAACTGTAGGTTAAAAGCATGAGCTATGCCTTTTACAAAATCCATTTGCTTTTGGTCTTTGCTTAAAACATCTTGCAAGTCATATGTTTGACCGTAAGCTGGTTTATCTGATTCAAACTCTAGGTTAAATATACCGTTCTTTCTATTTGTAGCACCACCTAAAAAGTTACTATAGCTTTGACCAAACAACTCTAATCTAAAACGAAAACTTGTTTGAGCAGGTGGGTTACTACTACTTGTAGCGTGTTGTACAGTTGTTCTTACTGCTAATTTAATTCTATCACCTTCGTTAAAATATCTTCTTTCCTCAAGGTTTGGAAAGTTTATACCAAAATTATATGTTCCTGCATTTGCTATACCTTTATGTCCTGACATTGGCATATCACCATTTAATGTGCCTATCTCTGATATTGCAACATCATGATAGTTAGGCTCACCTACAGTTCTTACCATCAAGACCAACTCTATGTTTACTATTCTTATAGTTAAGTTGCTTTGAGTAGAGCTAGATATATAATGATTTTCACTTAGGTTAGCAAAGAAATTATTTATTCTGCAAACATAATAACCATTTTCTCTTATGTTAAAGTGGTCAGTCCCTGTTGAAAAGCCTTGTGACTTAGGAATATTATCTACTGTTGCTATAAAATTACCTGAAGAACTAGGACTGATACCTACAGTAAACGATTTTAAATCATTATAGTTATCAGTTGTTTGATATGTATGAGCCATAATACCATTATGAAACCTTGCAGAGGTTTGTGAAAAAGGTGTTGTTGAATTATCGTTAAATCTAGATTCAAAAGAATATAACTGATACCTGTCATCACTATTGTTATATTTAAAATTAGGAGTAGCGTATAGTAGCTTCTTAAACAAACTACCTTCAATAAAATTACTACTGATAGTATACCCTGCTTGTAAAAATATTTTTTTAAATATGTGGTATACCCATATCATTGGTCTCCAATCAACTACAGGCTCAGGATTACCATAATTATTAGCGTTGTCATGTGCGCCATAGTAACCAGTTCTTTGAGGTACATTGCTCCCAAAAGCAGTAAATAAATAATCAGCTCTAGACTGTAGAAGTTGTATGCTGTCTGTCAGCCCTGTTTCGTTTATCTTACCATATGCTGCTATAGGATATACGATTGGTGATGTGTTTGTTGTTGTAGTGCCAGAGGCATCTGTTGTTTGTAAAGCATTGTCAGATTGCCATGTCTGTACTATTGCAGAAGGTTTTAATTCTAGATTTGTTGAGTTATCAAGAACTAAATCAGACATATATTTATTATCTAAATCAGTAGCCCATGATAAATTATCACCATAAAAAACACAACTATAAGAATTTATTTTACCCTTACCTGACATGCCTGTAATCTTAAGCAAACCATCAAGACTATATAAATCTCCTACTAAAATCCTACATCTTTTCTTTGTGTTTATATCTGCATTTTTATTTGTAGAATTTATTATGTTTAGATTTTTTAATATTTTATTATTGTTTGCAGTAGCAGGTATCTTAAATGTTTTGCTATATGCTCCTTTGTTAGCTGATATTTCTTTTGAATCAGCTATTTGAAAATTAAGAGATAAAGGAAAGTCTGCGTCTGTAGTAACATCTAACTCTCCTACAAAGTTTTTATCTGAATTACCTAATTCAAAAACTTGTAAATTATCAAGCTCTAAGGCTGCGTTAGTGCCACTAAATAAACTCAAAGTAGTTGTGTTGCTACTACCTTGTATCCAGTCTACTTGCACTATTTCTCCTGATGCAGTTTGTGCAGCAGAAGTAAAAGAAGTGTGTAGGTCTATATTTGTATTATTTACACCATGATTAAACAACCTAAGATTACCTGAACCGTTATAATTCATAACCTTAAAAATAATTCTGTATTGTTGGTTTTCTACTAAAGGTATAGCTAAGGTTTGTTCTGCTCTATCTTGTTGTGCTGCCACCTTATGAAGCAACCCACCTGAGATTGACCACGCTGTAGTTCCTAAAGGATTAAGTGTCCAGTTAGAACTTGAATTAAATTGACCGTCTGTTACAAAATTAGAACTCTGTGTTTGTAGTTCTGTAACGTCAAATAATTGTAATCTTATGTTTTTATTACCTGACATTAATTTCTTTGCGTTTTTACTTCGTGTGCATATGTATATTCAAAAGTCATAACTACCTGTTTTTGTTCGTCACTTTCTACATCTACACTACTATTAGTTATGATAACAGGCGTGTATTTAAGATTTGTAGGATACCTACCGTCTTGTGCTAAACCACTTGTATTATTAGAATAATTTTTTTGATTAACTTTTGCAAAAATATCACCTTCAACTGTATGGTCTACAGAATCTGTTTCAATCCAAACATTAGGTGATGTAGCTATTTCTCTTACCCATTCAGCCTTACGAGGAGTCATAGGTCTTGTTTGTACTGTAGCAACTCTATCTGCATTGACACTTAAAACCTCTCTACCCCCTTTATGATTATCTGCACCTCTTAGAGTATCACTATGAAAAGCAGTTGTCAAAGGATTAGAGTTTGCAGTAAAACCAATACCATAATTAAATCTATTACCTTCGTTTCTTTTTATTATTTCTCTTTGTACATTATAACTTTCTGTGTAAAAACCTTTAGCTGTATAGCTATCTATACCACCTGCAGTGTTTAACCAAAAGAACTTAACAAAGTTTTTCTTACCAGTGTTATAACTGATGTTAGGGTTTGTTCCTGAGCTTGTTGCCATGTTTGACAACTGCTTTTCAAAGTCTAACTTAAAGTATCTGTACTCAGAAAGCCTAGTTACTGTAACCCCATCAGAACCTTCTAAGCTAACTCTATAAAAAGGTGTTGCAGAAGTTAGTGAAGCTCCTGCTACAGTACCACCATTTTGCCATGTGTTTTGAGTTGGTGATGTTTGCGAAATACCGTTACGATTAATAAAGGCAGGGCTGACATTTTGCACAAGGCATTGATTTTGTGTTAAGGCAAATTTATTTGAGTTTGTAGCATCTGTTTTTAAGAACTCTACAAAATCAAATAAATAATATCTTTGTGTTATAGAACCTGCTGCATTAATACCTTCTACTTCTATTCTAACCTTGTCTTTGTCAAATAGAGTAGTGCCATTACCTAAATCACCTTGAAACCATTGTAAATATTCTGCGTTGTCAGTAAGTCTTATTTCTTTAAAATCAACAATTTTCAAGCCAATAGAAAGTTGACTACTTTCTGTAATTTTATTAGGGCAGTTTGTTTGAAAACTTTTTGGGTTTCTTCTTGTAGGTGTAAAATTAGAAAGCATAAACGCTTCTGTAAACTCAGCGTGGTCTACTCTGTTTTTATCATATTCTGTAACACTATTTATGATATAAAAATCATTAAATTCTAATTGACTAGCAGAAGATGTAGCCTCTACTATTGTACCATCACCCTTTACTATCTCAGCCCTTGTAGCTATTTTTATATTCCTCCATGCTCCATTCTCTCTTTGTATGTAAGGATTTATTGATGCGTGTAGTGCTACATTATCTTGTACTATTTCACCACCATTTAAACCACCAAACTTGTTAGATGTCCAAGTTCCCTTACCTATTGGCACTAAACTGTAACTTAATAAGTCTTTACATATTTCGCTTACATCTACTGTAAATCTATGACTTACGGGTGTTGTTAATCCTGAGACACCATTTACTTTAAAATTTCTTTTTAAGTTATTTGGAACATCTCTGCTTTTTCTAACTGTAGCTACTAAGTCCCAGTCTGCTGTAGAAGCTGGTTGTGAACTACCTACGTTTTGATATATGTCAAATAATATATTAATTACATCACCATTAGGTGCAGAGTAGTTTGCAGAAGAAGGCTCTGTCAATTCATTAACCCCTGAGTCTGACCAAACCACTTGAAAAACAAGAGGACTGTTTACAGACATAAGTCTAGAAAAACTATATTCAAACTGATTGGTTCTATTTAAATTAGATTGCCCATCTTCATTTACACCAAAACTTTTTGCTAACGTACCATTTATTCCTGCCATTCTAATATATTTTAAATTTTCTGTTTAGATAATTTCTAACTAAATCTCTTTCAGTATTACTTAAGTATTTGTTATAAATTATTATTTCTTGTATATCTCCTTTAAAATGAGTGTCTGCACCACCTAATTGTATGTTACCAATTCTTAATTTATCATCAGTAAAACCATCATCATTGTTAAACTGAGCAAAGGTTTGATGAACCTCTGTGTTGTTATTGTATTGTAATCTAAAAGTATGATTATGTATTCTAGCTGAAACAATATGATGTGTAGTTCCTAAATCTAAAGGTGCTGAGGTTATGCTACCTACTTCTCCGTTATCATCAACAGCTTTAAATAAAATTCTGCCATTTGTATCCACACCTAAATTTAATCTATCTGCAGTAGCTGTTGATTCTCTGTAACCAATAACTCTTTGTGTCAATGTACTTGCAGAGTTTGCTTTTGCTACATAAAATATTGTCATGTCATTGCCTGTTATTGGTGCGTTATTGCTAGTTTCTAAAAAGTCGTTAACACCATCAAAAGACAATCTTGTTTTATCTAATGCACCATCATAAGTAAACCTTAGAGGTTGGCTCTCTGTTGTCGCTTGTCTTACATGATTGTTTGCTCCTGATTGGTCTAACCATAAAGACACTCTTTTTGTAGGTGTACTATAAGTCAAACCACTATCTGCTTTTAGCCATATTACTAAGTTAGATACGTCCGAAGGATATTCTGTGAAAGGCATAAAACATCTTGTGTTTGCTTTCCAAGTAAAACTCATTCTGATTTGTAATAATTGGTCGTTAGCAACCTCTTTCCTTCTTTCTATAGATAGACTCTCGTCATCAAGCCATGCTTGTACTGTTGAATCTTGATAGTTTTTTAAAAACATATCTAACCATTCATTAGCTAAGTCTTGTAGGTTGTCCCACCTTTGTTCTATTGTTTCATTTGCCTGTTGTGTTCTTTGATAAAGGTCAGAAAAGAAAATAGTAAAACTAAACTCTTCCCAGCCATTGTTACTTCTAAATTCAGGAAATACTGAGTCAGGTGGTGTGACAAGCATTGAAGGGTATCTTGTGTTATGATTGTCATTTAATTCTTCTGTATACCCAAAGAAACTATCACCATAAGTCCACTTAGACTTCATCACACTAACTATATCTGTTAATCTTAATCTCATCTTGTTTCTATTTTGTTTGGATTATTTATTTTTTCATGCACCTTTGACTCGTACTCATTCTTTGCATTTATCCAGCTTAGATACGTCAAAACCTTATAAAGGTCTGTACTTTTTACACTATCTATGTTATTCATGTTTTCTAATTTAAATACTCCTCTTTCTGCTAAGAGATATAAGCTGTTTAGCCAACCAAAAGGTTTTATGTATTTATTATATAATCCTTTAGTTTTTACCATAGTCAGGCTTGTATTTTCATTTGAGAATATGATTGGGAAAGTTTTAGCAATATGTTGTTTTGCATGGTCAAAAAAAAACTGAACTCCCAAATGATGTCCATTGTAAGTTTCTTAAACTTTTCAGCTTTTTTTGGTATAACATCATCATCATACTCCTCATCTATCTTTCTACAAAGTATAGCCATTTGTTCAGGTAAAATATCAAACCTACCGTTTTTCATGTTCTCTATATACATTTCTAGTTGTGTAGATTCAATAAAATCACCATAAGTATTTTTTTGTAACATCTCAGAAGGAAAGTAATATGTCTCATCTTCAAACTCAAAAGACCTTATACCTTTAGGCTCGTATTCTTTCATCAATGCATGTATCGTTCCTATAACCTCACTTACACTTTCTACATCTACATTTTGCATAGCTTTTTTGTCTAATTGTGTAACATATGCAAACAAATCACTATTTAGTTTTAGTAGCTGATACTCGTTAAAATCATACTCACCCATATTTGTAAATGCAGACGCATCATTATCTTCTTTTTTATAATCTTCATCTAAAGCAGCTTTTCTTAATTGTGCTTTATCGTAATGTTGTTTTATGATATTAGCCATACCACCCCAGTATTCAACAGTCATATCAGACCATTCTGTTGGTATTACTACATCTCTGTTTTTGTCACCTTGTTTTAAATTAACTGTAATGCTCATTGTTGTTATGAATTTTTGCTATAATTTTTCTTTTTTTATCTTCTGCTTCAATGTCATGCAAAATGTCTGTAGTTTCTCCTACTACATCTAAAGTTTTATCAAACAACTTACTACTTAACTTTTCAATGACTTCATAATTATTTTTGTTACTAATACCTGTTAAAAAACCCATACAAGAGTATAACATAAGATTAGGTATCATATATGCCCATTCTCTTGTCTTAGATTTGCCTGACACTATCTCTTTAAAAGAATTTGTGTATTTAGTAACATTATCTATAATATCATTAAATTCTACAAATTTATTATAGGAAAAATCTTCTGTTGCTACATACACTATACCCTGAACGTATTTTATATAACCGTCTATGAGTTTTTGATGTTTTTTATTTATTGCAGAAACTCTTTCCATAAAAATTTACTTATAATTTCGCAATAATATAGTTTTTTTTTATAACACGCTAGAAGTTTTTGGTAATCGCAAAGTTTTTACGAAAAATAAACAATCTTAGCGTTATTCCACATATGTTTGTTTATAGACATAACTAAACAATCTACCATATCGTCATGCTTTGCTGAGGGAAACTTTACAAGCTGTTGCAAAAACTCTTCATTCCATTTGCCATGTAATAAGCTAACCCTTCCTGATTCTAGACTTGCAGATATATCTTGCACTCTTGCAACCTTATCTTTTGATGGTGGCTTGTCCTCTCTTATGTTTAATCCTGTTTCTTTTTGTAATGTTTGTACTATGGATTTACCTGATGCCTTTGGCTCTACATAGATTCTGCTTCTATTAGTGTAGCCATTCTTTTGTACCCACTGTGGTATAAATCTAACTAAGTCAGGAAACTCTTTATGTACATTGACACAATCAATAATCTGCCATTTGTTTTCAAAGTAAGTGTACGCTAGTAAAGCTGAGGGGTCGTTCTTTTCGTTTGCAGTATATGCAGGGTCAATAACAAAGTTTACTACAGCTCTATCATCTCCTATCTTAAACTTATCAATCTTAAACCATTCTGTTTTTATCATACCACTATTAAGAGGTGTAGGTGTTTGCATTAGTTGCCCTGCATATCCATAACTACCAAGAGCTTCCTTGTAATCATCAAGTATCTCTCTACTAAATCTGTCTGTCCAAAACAAACCATTTGTGTCATAATGTTCTTTAAGTTTCTTAGGTTTTAAATCATCAGATAATTCTGCAGGTATGCAAATATGTTTATGTCTTAATCTGCTGTCAGAATCTGAAAGCAAAAAGCCACTTAAGTCGTTATCATGTATTCTCTGCATAATAACTATACGAACACCAGTCAAAGGATTGTTAAGTCTTGAATAGAACGTAGTTCTGTACCATTCGTTTGCTTTTTCTCTTTCTACTTCTGATGCTGCGTGTTGAGGTGAAACAGGGTCATCTACTATCAAAAAATCCCCACCTTGCCCTGTTACAGTACCCCCAACAGATGTTGCTCTCCGAACACCTAAAAAATTATTCTCGTATCTTGCTTTTAAGTTTTGGTCTTTCTTTATATGAAAAACCTCACCCCATCTATCTTTAAACCAGTCACTGTTAATTATATCTCTGCTTCTTGTTGCGTGTTCTATAGATAAATCTGCAGAATATGAAGCTGTTATAAATCTTAGCTTTGAATTCTTTATCCAAGCCCATACAGGAAACATAACTGTTACAAGAAGTGATTTTGTACTACGAAAAGGTATATTTATGATTATATCCTTTGTTTTTGGCTTGTTATCTATGATTCTTTCACATTCTTCTTGTAAAATATCACATAAATACTTGTGATGCCAGTTTGTAGACAAAGGAACTGATGGCTCTACAATATGCCATGCTTGTTTAAAAAACTCATAAAATGATAATTCACAGAGTTTTTTCTCTATTGCGTAACGTAATTGCTTATCAGTTGTTGTCAATTTCGTCAAGTTTTGCTCTTAAATCATCTATACTCACGTCATCATTAAGTTCTATCTTGACCTTTTTAGTCGTATTGTCGTTTATTTCTGCAGAAGAAAGTTTAGGTACTGTATAATTTAACAGTTTAGATACTGCATTTATGTACGCTTCAGGATTTTCTTCAAATAAAGCATCAAGAGCCATTCTAATCTTAGTAGAATGACCTTCTAAAGCCCATGTAAGGGCATTTCGGCTAATCTTAGTCACTTTCACAGTGTTCTTGGTCTTATCACCTTTTCTACGCCCTGAAGTGTTTATTTCGCCCCCATTTGGAAAATATTTCTTAGCTGCGTCCTTATAAGGGTTTAGCTCATCTAATTTATCTTTTGACATATTATTTTATATTCTCAATTATAGTGTTTTTTAACTTCTCAATGTATTCATCTAACTCTTTATCAAGCATTGCTTGTGTAAGCTCTCCATACTTTTCGTCGTCTTTGTGTCTGTTATCTGCATTGTCAAAAGTAAACATAATACTCATTTCTTTGTCTCCTTCTTCAACTAAAACTTCTAACTCACCTCTTGTATGTAGTTCTTCCATCATATCATGCGTAAAGTGAAAATGATAATCATGAGAATCATCACTATAATATTTTTTCTTATCAGCCATGTTTTTCTCTTTTTTAGTATTTCTCATTGGGTGTTTTTCAGGTAGTAAGTCTGTGTCGTGTTTGCCACTTCTATATCTACCATTTCTCAAAGCATAAAGGAAAGAATTACAACGAGCCAAAGCCCACTGGTCAGGCCCTGTTACATTCTCTCTTACGCTTTCAGGATTAGTGTAGTAAGCTCCAACCCCTCTGATAAAACATTTTCTAAGTTTTGCCATAGTTACTTTTGGATTCCATGCTACATCTAAGTCTTTTACATCTTCGTTATGCTCTTCCATTTTATTTTTTAGAGCCTTTTCCATTCTTTCAGATATTTCTATCTTTCTCTTTTTTTCTTCTTCTTGATTGTTCATAGATTTTTTTCTGTCTATTTGTTCTAATTTTCTTATTGCCCACTCAATTCCACTGCTACCTCCCCAACAGTCCCACATTAGGCCTCCACACCCTTCATCATAAGGCACGTCTTTGTGTTGTTGGTGTCTTTTAAAACTTGCCATTCTGGCAATAGTGCTTCTTGTTAGTGCTTCTCTGTTTGCTAACTGTCTAGCTCTTGTCCAGCCAACCTGAGTTCCACAAGAACTACCATTTTCTTCTTTATATTTTATAGCTCTTTTGGCATTATTTGTTGCTGATTGTGGGTAATCACTGTATGTTTCTTCTGCATAATAATCTTTATTTGCATCTTCGCATACCATTTTGGAGTCGTATTGGCATCTACCACTTTCTCCAAATCTCCATTTACCGTTATCACATTCGTAGCAAGGCATATTATTCTTCGTTACTTGTCCAATTAGAACTTTTTAGTTCTTCTAATATTTCTGCGTGTGTGTAAGTGTCTACATCATTTAAAAAAATAGGAGTATCACCGTCCCACTTAGCTATAAATAATAAACCATCATTAGATATTCTTATTGTTTGCCTACTAGACTCTAAGACCTCACTAAACTTAAATACTGGGTTACCCTCAGCATCTACTTCGTCTAATAATTCTATGTCACATATTGCGTATTTTCTCATAATTTTAATTTTTAACTTGGTACGTCATTTGTTATACTTGATTCTGTCATGTTTTGCATTAATCCTGCAACACCATTTACTTCTTTCATACTTACATTTGTTATTATACCTGAAAAAGTACTTATACCATATACTTGTAAAATAAAGTTTCCTGTATATTGTGGTTGAAAATATGTAACAACAGTAAATAGTTTGTTAGTTTCTGTGTTTACAAATCTACCTCTAGTTGTGTTGGTATCATCTTCTATAAAATCACTAAACAAGTTAGTCTGACCACCACCACTTAAATATTCTCTAGTATATTCAATTCTATAAACCTTATCTTGTTCAACTGCAATAGTTTGATATATCTGAGAGTTACCTGTTTGTTCTGCATCTCTTACTGCTCTATTATTAGATGTATCTATTGTCCAACCACTACCTGTACCCCAACCTGCATTTGGCTCTCCAACAGCTATACTAAAATCACCATTAATCACTAACTCACTACCTAAGCTTGGTTCTATCATATCACATATAACACCGTCTGTTAGTGTAGTAGAGCTACTTCCTGTTTGGCTCATGAAAAAATCTAATATACCATCACCCATTCTGTAATAGTTTCTAATCTTAGTAAGTGGTGCGTCTGTTACTATTGTAGGTGTGTTTATCATTAGTGCAGGGTTGCCGTTTACTTGATTTAAAGAAACAGTCAACGTAGCAGTATTTGTGTTTCTGCCAAATATTCTAAGTCCATTATTGCCAGTTGCAACAAAAAAAGTAGAAACAGTACCATTGCCTGAAAGACGCATTATAGAAGGAATACCACCTGTACTGCTCCAACCTAAATCTAAAGTACCTGTATAATTACTTATTGTAAGTGTTATTTTGTAAATTAAACCTTCTGTTACTGTAAATCCTGTTTCATAGTAATTCAAACTAAAACTACCACCTAGATAATTAAGAACAGTACTAGACGCTACATTCCAAAAAGTAGGACTTGACGCAGAACCAGTTGTTAAATCTAATAGTTGACTTGATAAAGTAGCATTTGTTTGGTCTGCTATTAGTGGTGCTTCATCTAGTGTGCCGTCACCCATCTTCCAATGTCCTGTTACATCACCCTCTAGACGTGCAGGTACTCCTTGATTGTATATTTCTACAATTTGGCTAGATGTAAGTGATGTGTTAAATATTGCTACTTCGTCTATTTGACCATTAAAGTAATTTGCTGTGTCGTTAGCTGTACCAATAAGAAAACTATCAAAATTACTGTTTACGCCTGTACCTGTATTTAAATCTGTTCTTGCTACACCGTTAATAAATATATCATAGTATTCTTGAGTTTCATTCCATACTACTGCAACATGATACCACCTACCTGCATCAAATGTATGTGTAGTTCCTGTTCTGCTATTACCAGTAGGCAAAACAGTAAGTACTTCGCCTACCAACATACTAGTAGAATTTCCAATAGATATTCCGATATAACTTGTTCCACTAAAACCAAATAATCTTGTTGAAGGTGAATCTTCAGTAATATCACTATCAGGATTAAACCAAAAAGACAAAGTCTTTACAGCACCTACATTACCTGCATCTAAATATGCGTCACTACCGTCAAAATCAACACTCTTTGTAGATACTATGACAGGGTCTGCTGACTTGTAATTACCTTTGTTTAATTTAAGGTTAGTAGCTACATATTTTTGTTCTTGTAACATTATGTTAGTTAAAACTATAAAAGCACTATCACCACTTGCATTTCTTAAAATAAAATTATTGTTAGAACCCTGTCTTGTATATGTAAATGAGTGGTCGCCTACTGTACTTGTAATTGTTTCGTAACTATCTCCGTCATAGTGTTGTAAAGACGTACCGTTATTTTCTACGACAGTATAACTAACTTTGTATGTTTTACCTGCACTTGTTAAAGAACTTGGGTTTTGAGCATATAATCTAGCTAATCCTGAACTGTTACCTGATAATTTACCACCGTTATTAACAAAAGTAAATTTACCATCTATGTCATTCCACCTATTGTTAGGGTCTACTTGTTTTATAGATATACTACTTAAAGTAGCAAGAGTACCACCTAAATTATTTATAGTTATGTCATCTGCAGTATTTACAGCTTCAAAATACTCTACATAAGTTCCATTATCAGCAGATGTTATTACAGGTCTTGCAGGTGTTGAGTTATGAACCCTTCCATATTTCAATTCAAAAGCACCACTTGTGACATTTAGGTCTGTAATAACTACTTTATAAGTTTTACCAACAACAAAAGGTGAACTTGGTAAAGACAAACTAGCATATGTAATACTGCCTGTATCTTCTACTAAACTACTATTTATTTCTAAATGACCATCTGTATTTATTGCAAAACCTCTATACTGAGAGACATTCCAGCCTGATATTTCTTGTACTGTGATGTTACTTATTGTACCTCTAAATGCACCACCATAAAATCTAGGTCTGCGAAAACCCCCTGAGTTCATAAAGATTGTTTTACTACCTGCAGAGGTAAAGGTAGCATCAGTTGCACTATTACCTAAATCAACTTTTAAATTGCCACTTTCATAATTTACTATATCAAATGTAAGTTTGTGAAATGTAGCGTCTGTTAAGGTAAGACCATTTGTTTGAAAAGTACCATTACCTGATGAGCAAGTTACACCATTATTGCTATATGCCCAACCTGTATCTAAACTCCATCTGTCATTTGGGTCTACTTGTTTTACTGATATATTAGTTATATCTAAGGTTTGACCAGCTTCAATACTACCAGTTAAATATAATCTAAATGTAGTGCTAGTAACTGGTACATAAAATTCATAGTCTTGAAAAGATGTTGTTAAATTTGGGTTAGAAATAACATATTGTGGATTTGAACTAATACTATTATTATCTCCAATAGAACCAAAATTAACACTAGCCGTTCCTTTTGCTCTAAATGTTACTCTATAAGATTTTCCTGATGTTACTATACCTGACTTAAATAAAGCTGAACCATTAGCTGCAGGTGGCGTTCCAACATTTACAAAAGTCAATCTCATAAAACCATCTTGTAATGATTTTGTTGCTCTTGGTTCACTATCTGTTGTAGCTATACTCCAAAAATCAACTGCTGACTGACTTGTAAAATTACCATCAGGAATTAATTCACTGCCTAACTCATCTAAACTACCATTCTGTATGAGGTCTGCACCCATTGTGAAGTTAGTATTAGATACCAACTCACTACCTAACTCATCAAATCTACCGTTCTGTATTAAGTTAGCACCATACTTTATTCTGTATATCTCTGTAATCTCTGCTTGTGTTAATGCCCTGTCCCATATTGCCAGTTCATCTATATTACCCATAAATCTATTACTACTATCATCTTCTCCAATTTTTAGATTATCAGTAACATTCACATTTTTTGATGCTGCTAAACTATGCCCTAAAACAGAATCAACATATATTTTTAAATCCTTACCGTCATATGTTCCAACAACGTGATACCACCTGTCGGCTTCTAATGCTGTTGGGTTAGTGACTGTTGTGTTACTTCCATCTCCTAATCTAAATCTAACTTTGTTGTCTGAACTAGCAACCCAAAATCTAATTAAATCTGTGCTGCTATCTCTACCTGATAATATTGTATGTGTCCTACTTATTTCACCTAATTTTATCCAAGCGCTTACAGTGTGTTGTGTGTATGTAAATCCATGCCCTAACTGTATAAAGTCATCTACACCATCAAAGTCTACGCTATGCTCGTTTTGGAACTTGTAGATAGGCTCTGTAGATATGCTAGTATTTTGTGCTAACTTAAGCATATGTTATCCTAATGTGTACTTGTTGTATCCTATTGCTAACCCACTACTTAATGTAATACTCTGAACTCTTAGGAAAAGAGTAGTACCTGCAGGTATAGTTGTCTGTAATGCACTCTCCCCAGTTGCTTGAGAAGATGAAATTGAACTTATAACACTTTCTTGTATGAAATGTATTGCATAAAAGTCTTTACCAGTCTGTGCTGCAGTAGTGAATACTTCTACACCATCAGCTTGACCAAGTGCTTCAATTCCAGCTATAGCTTCTAATGAAGGTGCGTTTGCGTTACTAATATATGGTTCTGCCATTTTTTATATTTTTTGTTTATACTAAGGCACAAATAAAATACAATAAAATTTATAGGACAAGAAATTTTTGGAAATTTCTATATTGCCAAAAACTTCTTAATATTTAATTTATTTTCTTATACCTTCGTAAATCTTATAGGATACACTATTGCTCATATCGCAATTAGTATATCTAATACCAAAAGAAACAATGTTGAAATTGAAAATAGGTAAACTTACTATACAATTATTTCCCCCTAAAATAACTTACAAGTTGTAATTATGAAATTGAATTATGATTTGGTGCGTGGGTGTGTATTTGCACAAAATAGATAACGCGCAAAAATTACGGATTTTGCAAAAATTTAGCTTTTTCGCTGGGAATTTGCAAAAAATTAAAGAAAATTCATTTTGTTGAAAAGTTTTTTTCTAAAAATTTGCGTAAATGAAGAAAAAAAGCAGGACAAAAAAAGCATTTTATAAAAATTATTTTCATGCCCTGCAATTTATTTGCAACTTTAACTAGCACCCAAAAAGTATTATAATAAAAAACAAAATAGTTAATGTTTCGTTACTTAATGGTATATTGTTAAAATTGTTAAAAGTATATGTGCATAAGCGTTATTTTTAGTTAGTAATTAGGTTAAATATTTAAATCTTCTCTATAATGGTACTCACCGGAATAATCATTGTATATTGCGTCATCTATAGAGACATAGTCGCCACGTTCATCTATATATCTGCAGTTTTCCTCGTAGTAGTAACAATTGTCCATATCACTCCAACAACACTGGTCTACGTCGTAGTATTCTCCATCATATTCGCAATACTCCTTATTCTCTGAACTTGTATATTCTCCGTCAGTCTGGTCAAGTTGAATGGAACTTTCGTCCTCTGGGCAACTTTTATAATTGTTTGCCGTTTCTTTAAAATGTCTGAAATAATCTATATAAGGGTAACATTCCAAGCTATCAAAATTGTATTGGGTGATTTGAATTTCAAATGGTGCATAGTTTTTAAAATTAATAAATTCTTTAAGTTGCTTATCCAATTTTAAAACTCCTTTTCGTTCATAATGCTTTTTAATATAATGGCAATTAAAACAATCCAGTTTTTTTAATCTTAAGGCCCTCTTAACTTTTGCCCATAATTTAGCTTGTAGATGTTCTTTCAAATCGTTATCATATTGTGAAGCAATGTAAATTCTATCTAAAAAATAAAGCGTTTTATTATCCTGTTTTTTTGTCCAAAGTATAGCTCGAGCAATAACGCTTTGACCCTTCCTGAGTCCGACAATTTGCGTCTTTGTATTTATAAACTTGTTGTATATCTCAAAAAATTCTTTTGGTTTTCCTTCCATACATGAACCATTTGACAAAGTTTTTAATTTACAATTTTCTTGATTGTAAAAGGTTGGCAAATCATCATAAAAGAAAAGTTGTAAATCCTTAACGCTATCAGTTTTTAAGAGTTTGTTTATCTTTTCGCCAACTTCATTTATCGTTTTTACTTCTTCTGTAGTACTGGCCTTAAACATTTTATTTAATAGTTTAATGATTGAAGTTTCATCTAAATAATTCTTTTGCTTTTTACTATTTACAAAGTCAATATTTTGAAAGTCTTTCAAACTTTGAATTTTATCTTGTTTAATGTACTTTATCATTAAGGGGTTACTATCGCTTATTTCTAAGTGTTTGAACTGGTCAAAGTCTTTAGACTTTTCAAGTGTTAAAGCTGTGTAATTTATTGCGGTTGTTATTATGTTTTTATTTTTCATAATTAAAAATTTAAAATGTTAGTTAGTATTATTAAAACAGCACTAAAAAAGCATAGATAGAAAGTTATGCAAATAGCACTTTTAAACGCTTCTGATATTACCTCTGAAAACGTCTTGTTGTCGTGAAATATGGTTTCTTTTTTTTTCATAGTTATATATTTGTGTAAATTTCGTGATTTGCATACATGTTAATTATATGCTTTAAAACTTTTACTTCTGCTTCTAATGCCTGAACTTTTAAATTAACAATTTTTAATTCTGTATCTTTTGAAACAAACAACTTGACATCGTTATTTACTTTATCAGTCATTAGTTCTTGTCTCATCTTTGGGGTCATTTTTAATGGTTTACTCATGTTTTTATATTTATTGATTATTAAAGGTCAAAGATAATAAAATTTAATAAAACAAACAAATTATTTATAAAAGTTATTAACAATTTGTAGTTAGTATGCAAATAAATTACAAACTCTAATCTAGTAATTTTGTTCTATTGCAATAACTTTTTTTTTAAATGTTACCACTTTACAAAGGACTTGCAACGCCTTAAAACGCCTTAAAATAAGTTTTTTTAATATTATGTTGAATTGTAACTTAGTGTACAAAATACACTATAAAAATAGTTAGTGTAAAAAATACAATAAGGTTAGTGTAAAAAAAACACTAAGTAAAAACTACCCTTATAGCCTTATGACAGACCCAGCAGTTTCAGG